CCCCACAAAAAAACCCACTTGCCCACACACACGCCCCCGTGGTATAATTGCCCCAAAGGATCTACCTATGCAACAAAACCTACCTGCCGAAACCCTCCAAATCGCCCCAGAAGCCCTGGAGGTAGCCAACTGCTACCTGCAGCTACAAGATTCAAAACGGGTTGCTGACGAACTGGACATGCCGCCCACACTGGTCACCGAGATACTGGCCCGACGTGAGGTCAAGGCATATATCGACCACGTTTTCATGGACACCGGATTCAACAACCGGTTCTTGATGCGTGACGCTATGGATTCGCTTATCAAACAAAAATTTCAGGAACTGCATGAATCACAAACTGGAAGCACTAAAGACATTGCTGAGCTGCTACAAATCAGTCATAAAATGTCGATGGACCTATTGGATCGTGAGATTCAACTTGAAAAACTACGACAAGGCCCGGGCGGCCCAAGCAAACAAGTAAATGTGCAAATCAATGAGGGTCTAGACGGATCGAAATACTCGCAACTGGTCAGCAGACTTATTAGTGGTGAGGGTGTTTAATGCTTGTTGTATCCAGACCAGATGTTGAGTGCGAACACATTGTGGAGTTTGCACCAGCCACACGCTTTATCAAGCTGCCTATTGTTAACTACCTTAAACTCTTAGGCATCTACGAAACCATCAACCGACCCCAAACCGCACTAATCAACGCAGTCAACGACCCCAAGTACCGTTTTGTATGCGCCGCGCTAGCGCGCCGACTTGGCAAAACCTACATAGCCAACGTGGTGGGTCAACTGGTGAGTTTGGTACCGGGCTCAAATGTGTTGATCATGTCGCCCAACTACAACTTGTCGGGAATCTCGTTTGAGCTACAACGCCGCCTTATCAAGCACTTTGACCTAGAAGTTGCTCGTGATAACTTAAAAGACAAAATAATAGAGCTAGATAATGGAAGTACTATTCGTATGGGCAGTTTGTCTACTGTCGATAGTTGTGTGGGTCGCAGTTACGATCTTATCATATTTGACGAAGCAGCGCTTGGATCGGACGGAGAAGCCGCATTCAACGTCGCACTCCGACCCACACTAGACAAGCCTAATTCAAAGGCAATTTTTATTAGTACCCCTCGTGGTCGCAACAACTGGTTTAGCCAATTTTACCAGCGTGGTTTTAGTTCGGAATTTCCAGAGTGGGTGAGTTTGCAAGCGGATTATTCGGAGAATTCGCGCATGGCCGAATCGGATGTGGCCGAGGCACGCAAGTCTATGTCGCGAGCTGAATTTGAGCAGGAGTACCTTGCATCATTCACAGTGTTTGAGGGTCAAATCTATAGTTTGGCTGCCGGTGACGTTTGTGAACCGCCTGAGGGGTTATTGGGCGAAGCTATTGCTGGCTGTGACCCTGGCTATCGTGACTATACTGCGTTTGTGGTTATTGTTTACGACATGTCCACAGATGTGTTCTGGATTGTAGACGAGTACTTGAAGAACGAGTGCACTACTGCTGACCATGCACAGTCGTTTGCGGAACTGTGTGCCAAGTGGGGTGTGGAAACCATTTTTATTGACTCGGCTGCTGCACAGTTTGCCAGTGACCTGGCTTATATCTACGACCTAGCCTCCACCAAAGCCAAAAAAGATGTGCTGCCCGGCATTGCTTATGTGCAAACACTGATTGCACAAGGTCGTTTAAAAGTAGCACCACACTGCACACACTGCTTGGCAGTGTTTGACCAGTATCGTTGGGATACCAAAGAAGGTTTACAACGTGAACGTCCCAAGCATGACGACTATTCACACATGGCCGATGCCATTCGTTATGCACTTTATACGTACACGCTATAATTCCACAGTCTGTCCCACCAGTTTAATTTTTGCAACCGCTCTAGCTCGGCTTGTTTGCGCTCCAATTGCTGTGTGAGTTCCGTGGCCACGTCTACTATTTCCACATAGTCTGAGTTCATTATATAACCTTCAGCTCGCATGGCTTCGAGTGCAGCGTCTGATTGTTGCTTTTGTTCACGTAGTTCTGTGATTTTGCTTTCAACTTGGTGTAGGAGCGCTAAGTGCTCAAGTGTGCTTAATTGTAGTAGATCATGACTTTTGTTTATCAGTGTATTTGTTTCGTCGGTGGGATTTACTTGTGGATATGTACTGTTAAGCATATCCGGACCCTTAAGTTGGTCAATCAGCAACTCCTCAAGAATATCGATATGATCGCGGTGACAGCTAAAAATCACCTCGGTCTCGGGTAGCCCGCAGCGATCGTATTCCAGCTGCATTGGTCTGGCAGCCTTGCCTGTGGCAAATTTGTTAAAGTGCTGCTTCCAACGAGTTTCCAAGTCAAGGCTTTTGCCCACGTAGTATTTACCCGAACTAAACATTAATCTATATATTCCGCTGGCCATAGTTTTCCTTATAAAATACTATTATACACTTTTGCCAGCGGTAGTTCAAGTTAAAATATCGCACCTGCAACACAAATTCTGGTATTGACATTTTGTTGCATACCCGGTATAATACTAGTAATCTCAAGAAGGTCCAAATAAAAATGGCCAAGAACACAAACAAACGTATTCCTGTAAAGTGGGTACGTGATCGTGCCAAGGCGGCATACGATAAAAAATCCCAATGCTTTGTTTGCGACACTGACAAAGACCTGGAACTTCATCACCTACACTCAATCACAATCTTGTTAGAAACGTGGGCTGCGCGAAAAGGTTACGACATATCAACAGACGAAGGCATACTAGCTGTTCGTGATGAATTTATTGCTGAGCATCGAGTAGAGTTGTATGATAAAGTTTACACCCTTTGTAATCCGCATCATGTAGCGCTGCACTCGATTTATGGAAAAGCTCCAGCAGTAGGTTCCGAACCCAAACAGCAGCGCTGGATTGAACTTCAGCGCGCCAAGCACGTCAATGGTGATAAACCCGTACCTCAAAGCACGCACAACTCGTTTTTCTCACGATTTATTTAAGGAAAACAATGAGTTGGATAACAAAATCACAAGACTGGATTCGTGAAAAGCTGAATCCTGCACAGTTTCGTATTGCACAAGATGCTGGTACGCATGTTGGCACAGATTCAAAGATCAGCTACTTTCAAAGCTTTCAAAAGCTAGAAGCAGTTAATCGCTCAGTTAGCTTGTTGGTAAACGCAGCAGCTAGCTTAGACTATGACGTCAAAGACAAAGTACACGACGGAGTGATTGGCGGTGTTCGTCAAAAAACACTAAACACACTACTGAACTTTCGTCCTAACCCCTACCAGTCAGCACAAGATTTTCGCAGCGCACTATTCACAGACTTTGTACTAGAAGGCAACGCCTTTGTGCACTTTGATGGTACATTCATGTATCACCTGCCTGCAGACAAGGTTGAAATCTTAACCGACACAAAAACTTTTATTAGTGGATTCCGCTACAATGGTTTTGTGGACTTTAAAGAGTCTGAAGTCTTCTACTTCAGGGACTTGAGTTCGGATTCGATCTATCGCGGATCAAGCCGCCTGGAAAGTGCAGATCGCAGCGTTAAGTTGTTGTATTCAATGCAAACGTTTCAAGAAAACTTCTTTGACAACGGTGCTGTGTTTGGACTAGTACTAACCACCGACAACACACTATCGCAAGTTGCCAAAGAAAAAACAATTGCTTACTGGCTGCAAAAGTACAACGTTAAAAACGGTGGAAAAAAGCCAGTTATCTTGGATTCAGGACTAAAGCCACACCAGCTAGCCGAAACCAACTTCAAAGACATGGATTTTGATGTAAGTATCAAAACTCATGGTGAAAAAATCATGCAAGCTGTTGGCGTGCCGCCAATCTTGCTGCAAGGCGGCAACAATGCCAACATTTCGCCTAACCTAAGACTATTTTACTTAGAAACAGTACTGCCCCTAAACCGCAAGTTTATTAGTGCTGTGGAACGATACTTTGGCTATGACATTGAAGCTATTACCAGCTCTGTTAGCGCCTTACAACCAGAATTAAAAGACATTGCCCAGTACCACTCAACATTAGTAAATGCTGGTATTATCACGCCCAACGAAGCTCGCACAGAGCTACGCTATGGTGCAATCGCTGGCAACGACGATTTACGAATTCCTGCAAACATTGCAGGTTCAGCCGCAAATCCTAGCACTGGAGGACGTCCCGCCTCCGCTCAGGAATAACACAAAGGGGTATTATGGTAGATAAAAATAAAGTCCTGTTTTTAAACAGTTCTTTTACAAAGAGCAGTCTACCTGCCGCAGACGAAGCCGGTGAAAGTGTAACTATCGGAAGGTTATGCATCCACCGTTGACGTTGATAGACATGGTGATATTGTTCCTGCCAGCGTGTGGGAAAAAGGCGTTGAAAATTACTTGAAAAATCCAGTAATTCTTAGCGTACCACAATCACAGTGAGCCTATTGGCAGGTATGGTTGAGCATCGCGTTGACGCAAAAGGTTTGTGGATTAAACGCACGAATCTCTAAAGCGGACTGGAGTATGTTTATGATCTTGTAAAAGACGGCGTGCTAACCGCCTTTAGCATTGGTTTCCGTATCGCTGATGCGGAATATAATTCAGCCTTAGAGCTGTTTGTTGTAAAAGAACTGGAACTGCACGAAATCTCAGTTGTGAGTGTTCCAGCTAATCAAAATACACTATTTAGTCTTTCTAAGGCGTTTGACACGGCCGAAGAATTTAAGAGTTTCAAAATGCAATTTGCTAACCCAAGCGACTCAGCTAAAGGGCTAGAAGCCTCCGGCGAAGCAAAAAGCGATATCACAAAGGAATTGGAAATGACTCCAGAACAATTACAAAAAATGTTGGCTGACGCTGCTACTGCTGCTGCCGACCA